TCTGCAATAGGATCTATTCTTATATTTGCAGAATCGTTTATGTTTATAAGTTTGTGTATACTGTTTCTAGCAAAAACAATAAGATCAGTTCGGAAACCTTTAATTCCTTGTATCTGATCTGATATGGTTACTGAACCTGCTCCAGTGCCAGTAAAGTTTGTAGCATCATTGTAAACACTGTAATAAACGACATTTAAATTATCTTCTACGCCTGTAGCAATTAAATGGTGATCGTGTACTGTTATATATTTAACTGCATTTGAACCGTCTACTGTTATTTCTTCAGCAAAGAATGTGCGTGTAGTAATATCACCAGTGCCTTCCATTCTAAATGAATATAGTTTATTAGCACCATCAGCAATAACAACTTGACCATAATCAAAAGTAGCACCTTCAAATACTACAAACTGACACTGTTGTTGTAATGTCCTAGTAAGAGTTGAGCGGCCTGTGAAGGTAGAATAGTTATCCCCACTATTAGCTACACTACTACGATTTATACTTATCCAACTTGTACCCGTATTACTAAAAAATATATCAGTACCAGAACAAACTATAACTCCATCAGCATAAGGAAATGTTCCTAAGATTTGATTAGAACTATTTGGCCTAGTAGCACCATCACCACCAAAAGCAGTGAATCCGTTTACACGTTTATACCCACCATCAGGATCTACTTCAAAATTTATAAGTGAAGTAGCAAATCCCGGCTGACCTAAAAGCTCTAAAGAATTTAGATTAGTATTTAAACCGCCTCTACATGATAAACCAAATGCCAAAGACATTAGATAAATACCACTCTATCGTCTTTAAAGTAAGAAGTGCTTGGGCCTAGTAAATTTTCTCTCATGCTTCTAAGTCCTTTTTTATAATCTTCCATAGCAAACGCAGCAGACTGAGGGTTTTCTTTAAACTGGTGCATAAAGTATCTAGCTTTTGCTAGTAAGGTGGAGCTATAAACATCAGGAAATACAATTTCATCTGAATGAGCAGAAAGCTCAGTAGGTAAGTCATAAGCAAAAAACCATACTTTATATACCTTGTCGGGTATAGGGCTTAATGCAAACTTTCTACCATCTTGACTTCTTATCACTGCATTTGGTTGACCGCCTTGGGCCTGATCAGCATCATCAGCATTTTCTTTAGTACGTCTGAAATCTTTCCAAGTATCCATAGTTATATAGCTAAGATTTTTAGATACATAAGGAGCAGCTTCTCCTGAAACCCCAACTGTAGTGATATAAAAATTATCCCACTCAATGGCTCCGTAGTCTGTTGTTAAACTACTGCTTGCTTCTTTTAACTCATACCATCGTGTACCAGCCACAGTATCGACAGATACATTACCGTACATTGGATCAGTAGCTCCACTTTCTGCTGTAGCAAGAAAAGGCCACTTAGGTTCTTCTGTTACGATATCTAAGTAAGCCCGATTGATACAGTCTTTAGCGTGAGCTTGTATTCCAATAGAAGAATTAAAGTTAGAGGAAGTTAATACTACTTCATTTAACTCTCGCAATAATTCATTTGTGAGCTGCAAAAAAGTTTTAGCCATTATTTTTTATGCACCTTTTGAATATCAAAGTTTGCAGACTTTGAAGATCCTGTATGTTTTTTATAACCATCTTTAGGATCTTTCATTAGTTTGAAAGATTTACCATTCTTCATCCAATGATAACCTTGGGGAGCTTGAACTTTCATGTTAACAAGGCTTCGCAGTTTGCATAGAATTGGCTACAGAACCGCCTTTGCTATACTCTCCACGCGCTGCTTTATTACCATCTTTCTTAACTTTACTGCCATGACCGTATTTCATTCTACCGCCACTCATCATTTTCTTTTTATCACCATACATCATATTACTTCTCCTACTTATGATTTACAGGATTATTAGGATTCCTAAAAATTTTGTCGTAGTTAGCATCAGCCTTTTTTTTATCTTCGTTCCTATAATATTTAGAACGAATTTTTATTTTCTTATCGACATTAAATCTTAGTGGGTTTTGTTCGCTTCCAATTTGAGGCACTTATAATCTCCATAAATTAAAGGGGGCCATATTTCAGACCCCCGATAATATTAGTCGATACCGTAGAATGCGGATACCAGAGCTTCTGGACGCAGTACCTTGGCTCCATAAACATGGAGGCCACGCACGATGTCACCAAAGCTGCTTGGATCACGAATTACTTCAGTATTAACGATGGTTTGAGCAGTACATGTAGAAGACATGTGACCGGCAATACACTTACCTGCGGCATTAGTAGTCGAAGCAATGTTGTTGCTCTTGTACATATCAAATCCACGTAGCTTACCAGATGATACCAGACCGTTACGGATTGAGCCTTGACCTGCGTTAAAGTCAACGCTGATTAGCTTGGAAGAACTCTTCACTAGCTGCTCATAGAACTCTGGATTAGCAAGGAACCAACGACCTTCTTCAGGAACATTTTGCTCGTCAAGAAGACGGGCCATGTGTGAAAGAACGTCAATTGGATCATGCTCACTAGCAGCATAGCCAATATCAAGATTACCCGTACCATCAAAAGTACCTTCAGCAAGATCAGTTGCGTTGTCTGAACCTAAGATGTGGTTTGGACTAGCAGCAGAAGTTCCTGCGAACATAGCAGCAATAACGCCTTCGTCAAACGCATCGCGCAAAGAGTATGCTGCAGAAGAAGCAGCTACTTCACGGAAGTTTACGTGAGACATATTGCTCTCAATATCATCTACGATGAACTTGAAAGCATTTGCTGTATCGACAACCAAGTTTACTTCTTGGTCAGTCAATTTAGTTGACGTTACATCTGCACCACGCTCATACTGATAAACAGTAATGGTTGGTTCTTTGATGATTTTTACAGAATCTCCGTAAGCAGCAATCTCTCCTGCGTAATCTGTATTAGTAATAGCTTCTGCTACAGATGACTTGCGAAAGAAATTCAGTACTGACTTGCTATAAATAGCAGGTAGAAAGTATGAATTGTTTTGACCTGCTACAGAGTTTCCAAAGTTAGCATCAGTATCCGTACCCGGCTCGAAAAATTGATCAGATTGGTTATAAGCCATTTTTAATTACCTCAATAAAAGACAAATTATTTAGTCACTCGTCCTTCACTAATTGCTTGATTAATATCTTCTTCATATTTATCATAATCAGCTACGGACATACGAGCGATTTCCCGTTCAGTCCATATTCTAGGTTGTTTAGCATCCACAGATTTCGTTTTAGTTGAAACCATATCAGCAGCACTTCCTTGAGTTATGGACTTCCTTTTGGTTGACTGAGTAGAATTAATTCCTTTTTCAAGCTTATACAAATCAATAGCTTTGACAGCTAATGAGGCATTATTAGGATTATTATAAATCCAATCTTGTATTTGATCAGGCTGCTCTTTAGCCCACTCATGAAATTGAGTATCACCACGTAAGTCTTCAAAGTCAGGATGTTTATTACGCATCTCGGCTTCGGCCTCTTTCCTAGCAATATCAGCTTCACGTTGCTTCAGTGAAACCAACTCTTGGCGTATATCTGCCAACTGCTGTTCATTCTGAAGATGTGCTACAGATTCAACTGTGTCATACAAGTCAGGATTCTTTTTCCTAAAAGTTTCTAACTCTTCGGCAGACTTTGGAGTTTGATATGGGGGAGCATTTATCTGTGCTTCAGCTACCAATTCATTCTCGCGCTGCTTAAATTCAGAAACTTTTGTATCGTAATGCTTCTTTAAATCATCATAGCGTTTCTTATAATTAACATCTTTAGCTTCTTTAGTAGGGGCTTCAGCTTCTTTGCTGGAGGTGGCCTTAGCTTTAGGTGGTTCAAAGAATAGTCCATCAGCACTTTTAGTTTGAGGAGCTTGCGCCCCCTCATGCCAATCTTTCTTTGCATTATAAGGATTTGCTTCTTCTTCAATTTTTTCTGCTACAGTCATGTTACTTCTCCAAACGGGGCTTGTTGTCTGCAAGGTAGCCTATCTTAAATGTTTCGTCAAACTGATAGGGGCTTGTTACTTCAAGGTAGCCGTATTAACGTACACTCGGCATCTTACTTGCAGCAGCCATCTGTTGTTGAATAATATCTTCATTACTCTTAGATGTTGTTTGCAAGCTGTCAGGCCGACTCATTAAGCCACCATCATAAGCACGTTCAGCCTCATCCATCATAACTTGGAGGTTGTCAGCACCTATTTGATCAGTGGCTTTTCTGGTCATCACAAACTCACCGTCAGATAATCTAGCGGGTATTGAATCTGATACACCAGTTCCGGGGCCTTCAACTTCTCCAGCCCCAGAAAACTCAGAAGCAGTCATCACAACTTTACTTATAATAGATACAAGCTGTGGATCTGCTTCTAAAGCATTCTTTAAATATTCTTGTTCAGTTGGATCAAGGGTTTCATTAATTACATATGAAAAATAGTCTTGCTCCATTTCCCCATCAGGGAGTTGAGAAGCTTGAGCTTCTGCCATTTCTTCAGGTGGTATATTAGGATAAGTGTCTACAGGCATTCCTTCTGTAGGAACCATCATAGATCCACCTTCATTCATTTTAATCATCTTACGCGCCGCTGCCATCAATCCACCTGCTGCTTTATTTTCTCTTTTTACTGGTAAATCAGCTAGATAAGTACGACCTTCAAATTCAAAAGTATCTGCTCTTGCTTCTCTTGCGTTTTTAAATGCTTCTCTAAATGCTGCTGCAGAATCAGTATTCTTAGCATAAGTAGGAAAATCTTTTGGATTAGTTCTTTGATCTATATTTTTTATTTCTATTTCTATTTCGCCAGCATTTGCAGCTTCAATTAGCCTTGACCCTTCTGGAGAATTAATATTGTAGCCAATACCCCCTGCTACCACTGCTGCCCCTGCTCCGATAGCAGTTTTATCTTTTATTACACTAGCTTGAGCCGCACTAGCTTTTCTGGTGGCTTGTTGCTCTTTTGTTAGAGGTCTTATTAGTTTTAATAATGTTTTTACTAACGCACCACCCGCATAAGCTTGACGCTCTACAGGAGCTAACATTGAAGATTGTCCATTCATAATTCCACCAGTGTTCCTAAATCTACGTGCTGTTTTAGCAGCTTTCTTGGGTTGTTTAGAAAATTGTTTACCTTTCTTTGTATCTTCTCTTTTTTTTCTAGAGCTTGCGGCATACTCAGAATCAGACATAGCAGCTATAGCTTTTTTCGGTAGATACCTTTCTCCCGTAGCCTTAGACCCTTGAGTAGAAGGTTTACCACTTTTGGTAGTCCACTCTTGGTCTGTCCAATCTTTTAAAGACTTCTGAGACTTTTTCATTTACTTGTAACCACCGCCTTTAGCTTTATATTCTTTTGCAAGCATCTGAGCTTTACGCGCTGACCACTGACCGGGCTTACCGCCTTTTCCTGCGCCTTTAATTTTATTAAAAAGGTTCTTACGCATTGTAGGCTTAGTATAGTTACCAGCCTCATTAACTCTCGACTTCTTCGTAGGCATTTACGTTATCCTTCAATCTCTCTAGACGTTCCAGAGAACTCACTCTCCCCTGACTGCGGTACACTTCCAGTTCCGATGTTGCCACCGCCAGTACCCGTAGCTCCGACATCTTGGCCTTCTGGAGGTACTCCTTCAGGGCCTCCCATGTCTCCGGGTTGTTGATTATTGGCTTGAGCTTCCTGACTATTGCTTTGTCCAGCATTTTGTAATCCTATAATTTTAGCTATAACAGCCGCTTCTTCTGGATCATTTAACAATTCATCTGGATCAAGTTCCAGAGAATAAGCCAGTTCGCTGATTAGCTTGTTGATTTTAATAAAAGGTGCAATGGAAGGATTCTGTGCTGTTTGTAGGAACATTGTCAAGCGTTGACTACGTACTTCTTTTTGCATCAGGCTATTAGTTCCTGTAGCTTTTACTTCTAGATCTCCTTCTATATTCAGTTTCTTTTCCAAGAACTGCATATTCCACTGATAGTAAGCTTCACCAAGAGGACGTAAAAGGAAATCATCTAGATTTTTTATTACTGTTTTAATATTAAGTGAGGCAGCACCTAAAAGCATTGACATACCAGAAGCGGTACGGGTCATGCTTTGAACGCCTGTTTGCCCATGTGAGTAGCTTGGTATTCCTGTCTGCTCATCTGCAAGTTGACGGAAACGATCAAACATCATCATGTTTTCATTTGATGTATTAGGAAACTTCACTCCATTAATGGCTTGCCCCGGAACACCTGCTTGGCGTTTGAATATTTTACCGGGAAAGATCTCCATGCTTTGACCGCCTACAAGAGCAGACTCATCCACATCAAAGACTAATGAACCTGACAACGCTAAGTTGTCTATAGCCATACGTGCATGACCATTCATAATCTTTTGTGAGTCATCCATGTTTTCAGCTACGCCTATGCCAAAAAAGCTATAGGGGTTTCTTTCATATGGAAAGGCGTTGTACGGAATACGGTATGGTGAAAAGGGATTTACTACTGCCCTTAAAATATTACCATTACAAATCCAAGCGTTTATCTGTACTTCGTCTAACTCATCAGTACCTTCTGGAAGCTCTACTCCTGCTTCCTTGGCATACTCAGAATCCATGATGCCCCAATATTCAATTACTTCGTACTGACCAGCTCCATATTCTTCTGTTCGTGCATCGTCTTTAAGTTCATGCTCATAGTGATCAGCCTCATAGTTAGGCCCCATACGTAGAGCAGTACGAATAGCTTCCTTGTCAAAGTAAGGCATACGAGCTAAGGCGCGTATCTGTGATCTGTTCATTTTATGGCGATGAAAGGCGTACTCACATTCATCCATATTAGTAGCATTCGGATCAGGAAAGAAATCCCATATACTTACAAACTCAATGCGAGGAACACGAACATCTACAGGATCGTATTCTCTATCGCCTTCTGCATTCTCTTTCCAGCGATTCAGAGTTTTATTAAAGTTAAATGGGCCTTTAATGATTCCTGTTCCAAACATAGAACATTCAAACAAGGCATTCCGTATTTCGCTAGATCCTTTTGACTCTTCTATCTGATCATGGATAATTTTTTCCATGCGTCTAGCAGATTCTGTTGCTGGTTTAGTTTGATAGAACTGAGGTATTGCAGAAGCACCGTCTATCAACGAATCTTTTAGGACAGCATCAATATCTTCAGTCTGTCCTTTAGTATAGGTTTCCCCGGCATTTAAGACTTCTTTATCGTCACCTGTATACCCTACATTGTAAGGATTTGATGTTTCAGGCTCCGGGGTAGGTAAGCTAGTTTCGATGCTTGGAACAGGGTTCTGCGTATCTAGGTGAGCATACTCGGCTACACCTTCCGGCATCTTTGTTTCAGATATTCCAATTGGGAGTTTATTGGAACCAAAGACCACATCAACTAGCTGACCAAAAGCGGCAAGTACTTTAGTCTTAGTTACTTTTACAAATACTCTAGATTTTTCTGATTCTCTGAATCTATAATGTTTTGCATAAAGACCACGATAATTATGATAAGCAGTAATCCATCTCTTCTCATCATGATCTCTAGCCATCTTAGCTGACAGATAACGATCTGTAATAATACCTACAAACTGATTATGAACAACATTTTCAAGGTCAATATTTTTACCTTGTTCGCCTTCCACATCTTGAAAGTAAACACTATTTGCGCTTTCTGTTTTTGGGTTTTCATCAGCCATACTATTACCTAAAATCTTCTTATAAATGTTAAAGAACGATTTTTTCCATTCTGTCGATATTTTATTTCTGTATTTTTATTAGGGCGATAACTTCCAAATACAGAAGTATTATTATTATTTAAATTTTTAGAAGCTCCTATATTAATTTTATTACTAGGAGATGATAGATTAACATTTACTGATCTATTTAAATTTTTTCTATTACCAGAAAAAGAAGACGAAATATTTGTATTTGTATCGCCTATACTTTTAAAGTTTTTAGAAACTACAACAGATGAACCATTACTGTACTTTTGTCTTTTCATAATTAGTACCCAAACTCCGAATCCAGTGGAGTAAACGCTTGCGCCCTATGCATGTCTCTTATTCTAGATAAGGGATCAGCAATTTTAGGTCTAGACATAATTAAATATCTAAGCGCATCATATGCGTGATCCGATGCATGAGTATCCACATCTTCTGGATTACTTCTATCTAAAGGAATACTTTGAAGTTCGCGTATCAGATTAGGGCAAGTATTAAAAATTTGCAATCGTGGCCTTCCGCTTTGCTGTAACTTTAAGTATTCGTGAATTTGTATTTTTCCTTGTATACGATTTTTATCAGCTCTCCTTAGCTTATGTCCTATTCTTATTAGAGCTTCCCCTACTGTAGGGCCTGTAGAACCTGTCTTGGCCCACGCTGCTGTATCTAAAACACCGGGTACAGCAAAAGGATCTTGGATCTCCATCTCTGCGATAAGATGCCCAAGATCTACACCCGTAAGTCCTTTACGGTATAACTCTCTATATATAATTAAAGTACCGTCTGATGGATCAACACATCCCCAGATACAAGCACTTTCAGACGCATAACCATAATCAATACCTTTTATTCGTTCCCATCCTATTGGGATTTCAAAAGGTGTAACTATATGAGATTCTGTATCAAACTCTGTGAATGCAGCACCTTCTGCAATTTCCCAGTTACCTTCTAGTAACTGTCGGCGTTGAATATGAGGGAGAGCTTTAAGCATCTCCTCGTAGCGTCCATCTTTAGCCAGATAGGGATTATCATCTAATCTAGCAGGTATAAACTTTCTTGTTAGACCATCCTCGCCTGTAAAAGATTCATTAGGCGGTGAAGGTAATATATATCGTTTCTTTACCCAATGCGCTCCCACACCACCGGGATTAGCGGTGCAGCGCATATAAGGTATAATATCTGGATCAGTAGTACGTAATCGTGAAGCCAGATAATTCCACCCAAATTCCGTAGGTAAGTGGGTAATCTCATCAAATCCTATCCAACTATATGCTTGACCTTGATAACGATAGACATCTGCATCTCGTTCCAAGAATCCAAACTCCACCTTAGCCCCGCTGGGGAAGTTCCAAAGCTTTTCAACTTCCCGGTATTTACATCCGGGGAATGCTTGTGGATACAGCTCTCTAGACTTGTCTATTAGCTCTCTAAGCTCTGGCATCGACCGTCTAAGTATCAAGGCCCTATGAGCGGGTCTGTGAGCGTATCTAAGAGGATCTATCAGCATAGCATAGGACTTACCCCCACCTGCTGCTCCTCCGTACAGAACGTCCCTCTGAGGGGCTGCTAGGAAGTCTGTCTGTGGCCCTTGGTTAGGCTTGAAGATAACATTGTCGTTAGCTTCTTCCCGCAAAGACTTAGGAACCTTGGACAGGACATCTTCTGTTATTATCTTATTCTTATTATCTTTATCTAGCTTTTCTAAAGTTTCTTTAGAGGCTTTGAGCTTATCTCTTTGATTTGAGAGTTTAACTCTTGTACGTTCCGTTTCTTTTTCTTTCTTGCGTACAGTGCGCCTTGCCTGTATCTTTGCTTTTGTCTCTGAATGGTAGTTATAGCCCCTACCTTTTGCACCCTTAGGTCTACCACCTTTGCGTCTAGGAGTTCCATCCTTCTTTAGGACGAACTCACCTTCCTCGTCTGTAAGGTAGTTATCAGGGTTTTTCTCCCAATCTTCCATAAATAATATTCTTCAGGCCAACATGACTAATACTTCTACCTGTCATGTGAGTTAACCAATCAGCACCTTCACGCAAAGACATCATGTTTGAAGATACCATTTCTTTTATTTTATCTAAAGACTCAAGTTCTTTCTCTATAGGTTCTAGAGTCTTTTCATCTTCAGATAGTCTATATCCAAAAGGTATTGTGCTGCTAGTTCGCCTCATTAGATTTTGCGGGTAGTATAAATAAACCCCCTGTCATATTATTATTTACTTCCAACCTTTCCTGTTTACCTAGTCCTGTGCGATCTAAGATGGTCTGTGCAGCCTGTAACCTAATATTAGCCTGTGGTATAGGCTGGTTAGAGTGCATAACCTCCACAAGCTTTAGTGCGGCTTGGGGTGCTGATTGAGCTAGAATGTTTGAGGCCAGATCTATGATTTCATGTTTGAGAGCTTTGACTACCTGCCAATGTCCATTCTCGGCGTATCCCGCCAACTCACCAGCTTTCTTAGGATCACCTCCAGTTTCGACTAGATAGTCTAAGAAATCTTGTTGCTTAACTGTTAATTCTTTACTCATCTTCTACTATTATAGTGCTATATACAGGTTTTGTCAAGCTTTTTTTAATTAATTTAAATAATACTTGACAAAATGCTCTCTGGACTGTATAATATACTTTGTACCCCCCGGGTTCATATATATATATTATAGATACAACCCAATCCTATCGGATTGAATACATCCCCTTTAAAGACTTTAAAGTTCCTATGGCCGCAAAAGCTCCGTAGACTCTAGAGTTCCTATCGCCCTAAACTAGTTAACACTCTGAAGCCTGTAAAATGTACGAGTATTAGTATATATACTAGGGGGGGTGGCATGGCCTCCTGCCCACCCTCCAAAGTCTTTAGAGACTTTAGAGGGTGAAATACTCCAGAGTCTCTAGAGACTCTGAAATCTCCAGAGCTTCTATAATCTCTTTAGAGATTCTAGCACAAAATCTCCAGAGCCTTCCTAGTTTACAGAATATTAATAAATATTCTGAGTCTGTAAAATAAACTCTAAAGACTCTAGAGTCTTTACAATTCAACAGCCTATAGAGTATTTAGTAACTAAATAATCTATCCCCCTCAGTTTATAAAATCTCCAGAGTTTGTATGCCTGATCGCGCTATGTGATCGCGTTATGTGATCGCTACACGAGCAGCCGCGCACAGGTGATGCGGGCTTTCTTGGTGTTTTAGCGCGCATTATGCGTAGGAAAAAGGGCGCAGCAGAAAGGGTTGACACCGAAAATCCAATGTGCCTTTAATGGAAATGTCTCGAAAACGGGGCAATCAAATCAACACACACAACTCCAAAGGAGCATACATATGACAACTTCACAAACTTTGAATGAAATTCAAGCTACTCCCAAGCAGTACTTTGGCCTAGCAGGTAAGTTTGCTTACCTCCTCTGTGAATCTCAAGAGATTCCACAGGTTAAATTTTCCATCATCCGAAAGCGAGTCTTGGGAGTTTTATACTCCCAGTTTCCGGCTTCATCACTTAGCCGTGGGAAAGCTCAAGAGCTTTTCGAGACAGCTAAAATCCCTGCTTTCTTGACCAAACAGGTCAAGGTTGAAGACATGAAGGGAGCTAAAGCTCCGGTCAAGGTCAAAGCAGTTAAGAAAGTAACTACCAAGAGGGTAGCTAAAGCTAAAGTCACTCCGAAGCCTAAAGCTGCTGTTAAAGCAGCGGCAAAGCCAACGGAATTAGAAGCACGTATGACCTTCGTAGAAGGTGAGATCAGCAGAATGTCAGAAGATGTTCTGACTATCAAGTCAGGTCTTGAAACTCTAATCGAAAGATTAGGGTAGACTTTACAGTCTCAGGAGGGCTACGGCCCTCTTGAGTTTTATAACTACGTTCCCAGAGTATCTAAACATATGATTTATTTAAATATTTTATATTATACCCTAAACCCTTTATGGGTTTTGGCGAGTTACACTAACTTTAGAACCGTAAGAAGAAGAGAAGAGATTTACAAAGAAACTAATTTAGTTAGAATTAAATGCTTTAAAGTTTTAAAAGGTAGTAAAACTTATCACTTTAGAAGGCGAAATAGTATTATTTAATATTATTTAAAAGATTTAAAAGGTCTTTTACAGAGTGAAAGACCTTTATAAATCTAAAAAGCCGCCAAGCCAAGGAGAATTAATATGTTAGTAGAACGTAAGTCTGTTATTTCAGGACAAGTTAATACAATGTCTCTACCGATCACAGTAGAGCATTTAGATAATTATTATTTGAAAGGTATGCTGCTTCAGGATGCCTTCTCAAATCTCTTGCCAAGCCAAAGAGAGTTTATTAAAACTGGTATCACTTCTAAAGAGTGGGACAGCCTGTTTGGAGGTGAAGAATGAAAGCATATATTAAAGTTAAGAATATCTATGGAGTAGATAAGATTTACCCTGATTGTGAGGTTTCTAGGTCACTTGTAAATCTTATGAATACTAAAACTATCCCACTTGAGAAAGTCTATTGGATTAGACAGTTAGGTATTGAGTTGGAGCAACGACCTGTAGAGTTAAAAGAATTATTATAGGAGTGTATATCATGATCAAATATAGGATAAATCGTAAACATACTGTCAGGGTTAGAAAGATAGTATTTAAAAAACTCCCTAGCAAATTACATTTTGCTAAGTTTGTTAGGACTATTGGCTCTGGTTACAGAGTTGTTTATGTTAATAAATATTAAAAGATTTAAAAGGTCTTTTACAGAGTGAAAGACCTTTATAAATCTAAAAGGAGACGGCACAATGTTGGTGTTCAATTACCCTAGTAAAAAGAATATGAAAGAACAGTTGGGATCGCCACTAGTTTATATAGAGACTAGTATTTTTGGAGAAGAGTACCGCAGAGATGGTGTATTAGTAGGAGCTAATAGACCTCACATAACAGGCCAAGGCAGAGAATTCTTTGCTGAAGTCACCATGAAAGATGGTCTAATCAAATCAGTTAAATAAAAATAGGAGCAGCACAATGCTAAATAGTTTGAGTTTTCACCGTATCAAAGATGTTGAAATAAAAACCTACGCCGATGAAAAATGGATAGATCTTGTCATAAGAAATGGCGAGGGTGAAAAGTTTACTTTCTGTATGTTTGCAGCTTTTACAGTGGACAGAAACCAGCTATTACGACAGATTAGTGATGGAGCTATAAGGGCTCTATATGAGGCAAAAGATGAACATAAATAGATTTGAAGTAGCCGAAGTAGATTTTAATAAAAACATTGTGGTGTGTTTCTACCCTAAGGGTGGAAGGACAGTGTACGGTGACGTTGTTGTGTTCGATTCACTGGACGCTATAGGAACTATATTCCTGCCACTAGAAGCCACATACTTGTTAGTTGCTAGACCAGAGGGCCATTCATAGGGAGCAATACAGATGATAAAAGTAAAAAATGTTTTAGCAACGCCGAAGTTCTCTAAGACTTCGGCAATGCCGGGGATTAGCTGGTCACTTGAAGCTAAGGCTACTTGCCCCGGTTCATTGGATTCTAATGGTGGTTTAGTAGCTGCCTGTTCAACCTGTTATGCTGCTAAAGGGTTTTATAATATGCCCACTGTAAAAGCTGTGAGAAAACATAACAAAGAAGATTGGCAATCTGATGATTGGATAGATGTGATGGTAGCAGAAGTTGACACTGTTAGATACTTCAGGTGGTTTGACAGCGGTGATTGCTATCACATTGATTTAGCTAAGAAAATACTGGAGGTTATGAAACGTACTCCACATACTAATCATTGGTTTCCTACCAGACAGCACAAGTTTGAGAAGTTTTTACCTGTTCTCAAAGAGATGCAAAGCTTGGATAATGTTGTAGTTCGTTGGTCTTCTGATGGTATCAATGGAGAAATCATTGAAGGTGATTGTACTTCTACAATAGTTCAGGATTGGAGCCAAGCTCCTGTTGATGTTAAGAAGTGTAGTAAGCCTGATAACGATGGAAAATGTGGTAGCTGCCGAAGCTGTTGGGATAAATCAACTAAGACTGTTGCCTATCTATGGCACTAAGGATACTAGTATGTCTAATTCGTTTGATAAAAATAAATTTACCGCTCAACTCCATAAAGATATGGAGCAGTATTTTAAAAAAGGTAATTCAATTACCAAGCTTCCAATGTCACCTGAGATTGTGAAGATGCGAAAAGATATTAATAAAAAGTTTTTTACTAAGTTTTAAAAGGTCTTTTACAGAGTGAAAGACCTTTATAAAACTAAGGAGCCGACCATGACCACCGACGAAAACGATACTATAGAGCTTATACTAGAGGAAGCAGAAGAAGCACGTTTACAAATAGCGGCGATGTTTGATCGAATAAAAATGAATCCTATAATAGGGGCCGTTGCTTTGGCTACCTTGCTGCATCAGGTTAAACATGAATTAGAAGAAGATGAACACGATTTCGTAGAAACGCTATCTTCTTTTTGTACTAAAGCTGTCGATGTTGCAATAGATCTAGATAGAATTGATGAGGGAGTAATGCACTAATGAATAAGCAAGACCAAGAGGAGAACAATGATATTTAATTAACCTACATTCACTTGATTGAGGTAAATAAACATGAGAAACAATACAATAATCTGCACAGCAAAAGACCTTGCAGCTATTGTTGCAGGGTTAGTCAGAGAAGGAGTCACATTCGAAGCGGTAAAAATAGACTATCATTTATTGGAAGATGCTTACGAAATTGTTCTAACTGGCGGGTATTAAAAACCAATACAGGAGAAAGTAATGAACGACAATTTAGATGGAAATACCGCAGCACTAAATGCTTATGAGCTTGAGCAAGATCGTCTTTATTTAACTGCTGAGATTGCAGCCGATGACAAAGAGATGCGGCTTGATGACTTGGTTCTTGCCGAAATTGAAACGGATGGCGTTATAGCTCTGGAGGCAATAGGCACAGAGGCAACTCTGGAATCTATTAACCATTTTAACAAGAAATTGAAAGAAGCATTGATGGAAGCTATTCAGTGTAAAGGCTCCAACGCTCAAGACCTTGCGGATAAAGACTTGGGAAAGATATTCAGAGAACTAACATATGAGTACATCGCACACTCAATGGAGGATTTGATATGAAAGCCACTAACTGGCACTCAGAGACAATGAATCGCTTCAAGACACTATTACAACTTCTTGTTTTGATAGGGCTAGAGAAATAGCAAATGAAATGGCAGAGGATATATTTAATGAAAACAATAATTCATGTTAATCAGCACAACATCAGGGCTAATGCTAAAGGAGCTAACAAGCCTGTGCTAACTGTGAAGACTTACAAATCAAACACTTACTGTAATCGTGTTAAGTTTGTAGATGGAGAGCTAAAGTATTCGCCTGACAAACCATTGTCATGTGGTGCTAAAGTTTGGATAGAAACTAACCAACCTGTAGAAATACTAAACTAAGGAGCAACTTATGAGCAATGTAATAGATATGTATTCACTCGGTTCCGGCTATGGTGATGCTGATTTTGATATAGAAACCCGTCCCTTATTTCACACCTCAAGGGAAGCTGTTAACATGCCAGTTAATAAAAGAGCTATAGTCAGAACCGATACTGATGAGTGTCTCGGTGTTGTTGGCCCTAAGTATAAGCCAATAAATCATAAAGAAATGATAGCCCATCAGAGGCTCATGATTATGAGGAGTGATCTTGATACTAAGAATCTAATTGAGTCTATTGTTACTGATCGTAACGGTGCTAGATGTTATGTAAAGCATACCTTACCCAACCAGTTTTTAGAAACTCCAGATGGTGACACTGCTGCCTTGAGTTTCTTAGGAGTTAATAGCTTTGACGGTCTGTTTAGTTTCATGATGTCAGCCGGTGCCAGACAGTCAGTCTGTATGAATGGACAGATATTTACAGAAGGTAGCTCTACCATATATAAGTCTAGACATACTCAACAGTTAGATATCCATAAAGGTTCTAGGATTGTTGGCAAAGGTCTAGAGGTAATGATGCAGCAGAATGAGCTATGGAAGATATGGTATAAGACTGTCCCATCTCACGAAATTATTAAGTCTATATTTGCTGCCACAATTAACGGCGATCCTCTTGATGAAAAGACAGGGAATAATAAAAACTATATACAGCTTTGGAAGTTGTATGAAGATGTTTATAAGCCTCGTCAAGGTGCAAATCTATGGGCAGTTTATAATGCTCTAACCCACTGGGCTACACATTGCCAGCCCTCTAGGAAGAGTTCATCCGTTGTATCTTTACAGAATCGCAGAGCTAATAAAGTTACTGAGGTTATTTCTAATGATCATCTGTTTCGTAAGGTAGCATAATGGTTAATGATTCTACATTAGCTGATCTCATTTCTCTTAGGGATGCCCTTATTGGGTGTCCCTTGGAGTCTAATGAGGACATCTTGTTTTTTAATCATCTGGATGAAGTAATTTATTATATTGTGGAGCGAAAACAAAATGGAGAGACAGAAGTTTTACGATCAGATTGACAATTGGATAGCATATAATTTTATAAAAATTGATGCGCCTGTTCCACA